AGTCTCATGCCTCGCCAGACTGGTAAATCTACTTCGGCCGCAGGCTATCTGTTATGGTATGCCATGTTTGTTCCAGACTCCACCATATTGATCGCGGCACACAAGTATCTAGGCGCACAGGAGATCATGCAGCGCATACGATTTGCTTACGAAGCCTGTCCCAATCATATACGAGCAGGCGCTACCAGTTACAACAAAGGCAGCATAGATTTTGACAACGGCAGCAGGATAGTAGCACAGACCACAACAGAAAACACAGGCCGAGGCATGTCAATCTCCTTGCTGTACGCAGACGAGTTTGCATTCGTGAGACCCAGTATCGCGCAGGAATTTTGGACATCCATATCCCCCACGCTGAGCACAGGTGGTAAAGCCATTATAACATCAACCCCCAACTCTGATGAAGATCAATTTGCCCTGCTGTGGAAGGGCGCTAACAAAACAGTTGACGAGTTTGGCAACCAGACCGATCTTGGCATCAACGGATTCAAGGCATATCAGGCAAATTGGCGAGAGCACCCCGAGCGCGGCGATGAATACGAAGAACAGATGCGCAGCCAACTAGGCGAAGATCGATTCAGGCGAGAAATCTTGTGTGAATTTGTCATCGCCGACGAAACACTGATCAATCCCAACACACTGTTTGAACTGGAAGGACAAGAGCCTGTGTTCAAACACGGTCAGGTGCGTTGGTATCAACAGCCTGTGAAAGGCAAGACATATGTGATAGGACTGGATCCCAGCCTGGGCACCGGCGGCGATGCTGCTGCTATACAGGTGTTCGAAGCCAATACCACCAGCCAGGTGGCAGAATGGCGACACAACAAAACAGTCATACCCGATCAGGTCAAGATCATAGCAGAAATCTGCAGGTACATTGAAGGCATCACCAAGGAACCGCAGAACATTTACTACACAGTGGAAAACAACACCATTGGTGAGGCGGCCTTGATCAGCCTTAGAGATTTTGGCGAAGAGAACATACCCGGCAGTTTCATGCACGAACCTGGTAAAAAACGCCGCGGGTTCAACACCACGCACAGCACCAAAATCACGGCCTGCGCCAAACTCAAGCACTTGCTGGAATCTCGGCGCATGAAACTACACAGCCGCCCTCTTATATCGGAACTGAAAGTGTTTGTGGCTGCGGGCAACAGTTACAAGGCCAAACCCGGAGACACAGATGACTTGGTTATGTCAACCATACTGTGTGTAAGGGCCATGGACGTTATACAGAGTTTTGACGCAGAAATAAGCCAGCACTGGCGCGATCATGATGAAATTATACAGCCCATGCCCTTTATAGCCATCATGTGATTTTAATAAATACAATATGCCCCAAACCAAAGACAACATAGCACAACAATTGTACAACCTGCTCACAGCCAAGGGTTTTGATGTCAAAAGCCTCAACAACACAGGCAATCAAGACGCGGCCATACAAGACAGCGATATATTCAGTTTTGACTTTGAGCACAACGGTACCAACTATGGTTCTGTAGTGATAATTTTAAGTCCAGATCTCAGCATAGAATTGCTGGTCACAGATGCCATTGGCAAACACATGGACAACGATTCGGGCGCCAGAGATGCTTGGTTTGCTTTCATGCAAGAATTACGCAACTTTGCAAGACGCAAAAGTCCGGACTTTAAAATATCAGATGCCAGCCAACTGCCATATCGTTTGAAACGTGCAGAGTCTGCCAACTTGGCAGAAGGACGCTATTGGGGTAGCAAACACATCAGCCGCACCACTGGTCCACAGAAGACCAAACTGAGAATACGTCACAACCGTGACATCAACGAAGGTGATGCTAGATTTAGACACATACAAGAACTTTTTATAGAAACCGAAGATGAACAGAGATTCAAACTGCCCTTTACCAGTTTGGTAGGAGGCCGCGCCATGGCACGTCATTGTGCCGAAGGTGGCAATCCTTGGGATTCAGTGGGACAGAATATCACCAAGATGGTGAAAGAGTGTGCGGTCATGGGCAATTTCCTGCGCAGAGTATCCGCAGGCAACTGGGCCAACACGCCACAGATTGAACTGGTAGAAGCTGCACGCCGTCATTATCAAGAACAGAGAAAACGTCTAAAGAGTCTGGCAGGTCGCAGAGGCTATCAAACTCATGTAAGTAATTTTGATTCATCTGCTGATGTTGCTGTGACTGAGAGCACGGTACAGGCCATCAAAGAATTGTTTTGCCAAGCACCCAATCAAGAAATGGTAGCAGAAGTAGCACCCATACTGGGCACCATGGCCGAAGCTGACCAGTTTGAAGCCTGGGCTGATAGTTTGCTAGAAGGCACTTGGTCCTTGCCCAAAGACAAAGAAGCCGAAGATCAACTGATTGAAATCATGAGCCAGCCCTTGAAACTGGGCGCCAATGCACAAAATGCCACAGGCAAGCTGTATGATTTGCTGGGCGATGATGTGCTGTTTGATATGTTGAGCGATGCTGCCGAATCTAATCCTGAAGCAGATGCAAGACCCATCATACTGCAGTGGATGCAGAACCAAGGCGCCGATCATCAATCAGTGGCCAGGATATCGCAGAAGTTAACCAACACACAACAGATAGATGCCAGAGGTGGCGCACCCAAGATCAAGAGCGTGGTTCGTGAACCTGACGCACAACAGGATCCTGCAGCGGTACAAAGAGAACTTTCAGGTGTGACACAACGCCAAGTTCCGCCAAATTCTGTTGGCTTCAAGCCTTAAAATTCAATCCTGACATAAATAAAATCGAACCCATGCTGGCATGATCGAGTCATAATCATGCTGCATCGAAAGTGAACCGTTATGACAGATTTTGTAACTCTCGCGAATACCATTATCCGCGACTGGTGGTTGTTGATATTTTTCTTTTCTCTTGGTGGAATCTGGTGGCAGCTCAAGCACTGGTTCAATCAGGTCAATGCCAATATGGATTACGTGACCAAAGAACACGAAGCACAGAATCAAATCCTAGGCATTCTACACGAAAAAGTCATCAACATCGAACAAGACGTTTCCGAAATTAAAAGAGAACTATCCACAGTACACGAAGAAGTACACGAGCAAGAAGTCAAACTAGCTGTGCTAGAGCACCAAAAATCTCCTGCCAAACGACGCAAAGTCGCATCTGCCTAATCTGGCAAAAAAACTACCAAAAAAATACACTTTGTCATTGACCTGACTAAATAATATTGTTACACTTGCAGAATGCTTGTGTATCTAGGCATAAACATAGACCAACTTAGGCAACGAAAGGACAAACCTACAATGGCAACATCAATGGCAGAAATTCGCGCCAAACTGCAGGCGCAAGAGAATCGTACACAAGGTTCTCAATCCGGTGGCGGTGATAATTCAATTTTCGCACACTGGAACTTAGAGGAAGGCAAATCCGCAGTCCTCAGATTCCTCCCAGACGCAAACTCCAAGAACACATTCTTCTGGATCGAACGAGCAATGATCAAATTGCCTTTCGCTGGCGTCAAAGGAGAAATGGATTCTAAACCCACAGTGGTCCAAGTGCCTTGCGTGGAGATGTGGGGCGACTCGTGCCCAATCCTCGCAGAAGTACGTGGATGGTTCAAAGACCCTAGCCTGGAAGAAATGGGTCGTAAGTACTGGAAGAAACGCAGTTACATCTTCCAAGGCTTTGTACGCGAGTCAGAACTTGCAGAAGACAAACTTCCAGAAAACCCCATCCGGCGTTTCATCATCAGCCCGCAGATCTTTACCATCATCAAAGCGAGCTTGATGGATCCCGAGATCGAAGAACTGCCGACCGACTATGAGCGTGGCTTGGATTTCCGTGTTTCCAAGACCAGCAAAGGCGGTTATGCAGATTACAGCACCAGTAAATGGGCGCGTAAGGAAACGCCACTAACGCAGGCCGAACTTGAAGCGATTGAGAAATTCGGTTTGTTTGACCTCTCCAGTTTCTTACCGAAGAAGCCAACCGATGTAGAGTTGAAGGTAATGAAGGATATGTTTGAGGCCAGCGTTGATGGCAAACCTTATGATCCCGACCGTTGGGGTGCTTACTTCCGCCCTGGTGGTATGGCGGCTCCGGCTGGTTCCCCGGCGCCATCTGCCCCAGAAGAAGCAAGCGCCACTTCTACCCCGGCCCCGGCCAAAGCAGCATCATCTTTTGACGAGGATGAAGACACTGCTTCGGCACCAGTGGCCAAACCCGCGCAGGCATCTGGTTCAAATGCCCAGGACATCCTGGCTATGATCCGCGCACGTCAGCAAAAGCAGTAATCACGACTCTTGACTGATAGCAGGGGTCACAGTATACTTGTACTGTACCCCTGCACCTTTACCAACAAGGACCAACAAAATGGCAAAAAAATCTATATCTAAAATCTCTGACAAATTGGCAAAAGTATCTGACAGTTTTACTGTACAGATGTATGACAACGGCTTTATGTTTGAAATCTCCGGACGCAATGAAGAAGAAGATTGGCGTAGTGTAAAAATACTTTGTAACACTCAAGAGCAGCTGATCTCGCTGATCAACGAAGCCACAGAAATGACGAGGGACGAATAATGGGCAAGCCCTTTGACATCAGCAAGTTCCGCAAGGACATTACCAAAAGCATTGAAGGGCTCAGCATTGGTTTCAATGATCCCACAGACTGGATCAGTACAGGAAACTTTGCGCTGAACTACTTGGTATCTGGCGATTTCCACAAAGGCATACCCTTGGGCAAGGTCACTGTGTTTGCTGGCGAGTCAGGCGCAGGCAAGAGTTATATCTGCTCAGGCAACTTGGTGCGCCACGCACAACAACAGGGTATTTTTGTAGTGTTGGTAGATACAGAAAATGCTCTTGATGAGGACTGGCTCAAGGCCCTGGGAGTGGACACAGATGAATCCAAATTACTGAAATTAAACATGGCCATGATCGATGACGTGGCCAAGACCATTACCAGTTTCATGGCAGACTACAAGACCTTGCCCGGCGATGACAAGCCCAAAGTTTTGTTCGTGATAGACTCGTTGGGTATGTTGCTCACGCCCACAGACGTGAACCAGTTTGAAGCCGGTGATTTAAAAGGTGACTTGGGTCGCAAACCCAAGGCGCTCACAGCCTTGGTGCGTAACTGCGTGAATATGTTTGGTAGCCACAACGTGGGCCTGGTAGCCACCAACCATTCATATGCCAGCCAGGATATGTTTGACCCTGATGACAAGATCTCAGGTGGTCAAGGCTTTATCTATGCGTCAAGTATTGTGGTAGCCATGAAAAAACTCAAACTCAAAGAGGATGAGGATGGCAACAAAGTTTCAGAAGTGTTGGGCATCCGTGCTGCCTGTAAGGTAATGAAAACACGCTATGCCAAGCCCTTTGAATCAGTACAGGTCAAGATTCCTTATGAAACAGGTATGAATCCTTATTCGGGTCTAGTGGACTTGTTTGAAAAACAACAGATGCTGGTCAAGGACGGCAACAGGCTGGCTTACACTACCACAGATGGCGAAATTATCAAACAGTTCCGCAGGGCCTGGGAATCAAACGAAGCAGGTTGCTTGGATCAAGTTATGAAGGATTTTTCTGCCTTGTCTATAAGTAAGAAGTCAACGGTACAAGAAACGCCAGTCACTGAATCAGTGTCAGAACTGATCCAAGATACTGTGTCCGTGGATCCTGAGCCGTTGATCAAACGCAAGAAAAAGGAACCTGAAACAGAATGAGCTTAGATATCATAGCCGAAATCTGGGACAATGTCAAACCCAGTATCAATCCCGTGGATCGCCGTGATGCTGCCGAAGCAGTGGTAGCAACCTTGTTTGAAAACAACTATGAGATTGACGACATCCGTGATGCTTTCCGCGGAGACTCCGATATCAAACGTGCTGTCAAGCAGTATGCTGAAGAGCACCTTGAAGAAGAGGAAGAAGAGGAAGAGTATGAGGAAGAAGACGAGCGCTGGTAAATGAGTTGGTACAGCAGAGTAGTAGCAGACATAGGGTCCATACCCGATTTTATTGCACACTACGAATCTGAACTCTTGGAAGCCAAGCGTGAAGTTGGCATCGGTGGCCTGGTAGAGCGTAATGTCAAAGATCTACCAGGTATCACCGAGCATAGATTCAATCAACTGCAGGAAGTAGAAGCAGTATTAAACTATCTCAATATCCAACTGCGTAAGATACGCAGACGCCATTTTCAAAAATATCTCGAGGGCTATGCTCGCGCATTAAGTAGTAGAGACGCCGAAAAGTATGTAGATGGTGAAGATGAAGTGATCGATTATGAAACTATCATCAACGAAGTAGCACTGTTGCGCAATCGTTGGTTGGGAATCATGAAAGGACTTGACAGCAAGAGTTGGATGCTGGGACACATCACCAGACTAAGAACAGCCGGTATGGAGGATGTGACGCTATGAAAATCGCAGTATGTTCCGGAGGCTACGACCCG